AGAAATATTGAAACTCGCTTGGGAAATAATTACACATGCAGCCCTGCAAAAGAAAAAGAAGAAGGTGTCCTGGATACTATTACTTCACTTGAAGAGATAGATGATAAAATAAAGGTGGGGGCTAACATGATTATGTGCGCTCGAAGTGCTACCAAGTGGCATCCTTTTGTCCGCTATCTAAAAGATAAAGGGTTAGTGTGGAAACAAAAAGGAAGTGATATGCACGGGAAAAAATTTGTATCAAGTGTGAGTGATAAGGTACTTAAAACTATTCAGGATTGGCGTCTATTACAACAAGGAGGAGGGTTAGAAGGAAAATCTGTTCAAAATTTAATATCACATTTCAAAGAAAATTTAATCACGCGCGGGAAAAAAGGAGCTTTGGTCGATACGAATCTTTGTCCTGAGGCTTTTAAAAATCCAGATAATAAATTTACTTTTGAAGAACTCCAGAAAAAATATTATGTGCTAGCGGACATTCGTAAAGATTGGTTTGATATTTGTAAATTTACGAGTGATCGAGTTAAGACTCATAAAAAACCTAATGCTCTCTATGACAGCCCTGATGATTATAACAATTATTTAAAAATGGCCTATGACTTGGATCCTACCTTTACCAAAACTGATATTCTAATCTCCACTATTCATGGAATTAAAGGAATGGAAAGAGATATCGTAGTAATGAATACTATTTGGACATGGCCTTCTTGGAAGAATTATTTAGCCGGAACTCCACAACAGATTGATGAAGAGCTTCGCGTAGCATACGTAGCCATTACCAGGGCAAAACATGAACTTTATTTATATGAACCCATGAAGGGTTCTAAAACAGAAAATTATTTTCCCTTTGGAGATTTATGAGCGAAGATTTTTTTCATAGAAGATGGAGACCAGACTGGGATGAGATTGAAAATCCTGACAATAATAGGAGAAGAATATGAGTGTATGGAAAAAACAAGTCGGTGGAAAACATTATATAAAATATAAAATTCAGCCAAGTAAATTTGTAGTGGAGAATAAGTTGCTTTATCCTGAAGGAAGTGTTATTAAATATATCTTAAGACATCAAGATAAAGGAGGAAAGCAAGACTTGGAAAAAGCCAAACATTTTATAGATATGATTATTGAAAGAGATTATTCCTAATGCAAGTGCCATTGTTTAGTGCAAAAACAGAGTGGTGCGAACCAAACAATTTTCCAGATTTATCTAGCTATGATGAAATAGCGATTGACTTGGAAACCAAAGATCCAGACTTAGTTAAAAAAGGATCGTGTTCTACACGCGGAGGAGGAGATGTCGTAGGCATAGCAGTGGCCGTTAAAGATTGGTGTGGCTACTACCCTATTGCTCACGAAGGCGGAGGGAACATGGATCGTAAGCGTGTCTTAAAATGGTTTAAAGACATTCTCAAGACTCCTGCTAAAAAAATATTTCACAATGCCATTTATGATGTCTGCTGGATTAAAAGATTAGGGCTCACGGTCCACGGAACTATTATAGATACCATGATCATGGCTTCACTCGTTAATGAAAATAAATTTAAATATGATTTAAATTCCGTTGCCAAGGAATATACAGGTATCGGGAAAAATGAAGCTGCCCTTCAATCCGCAGCCAGAGAGTGGGGAATAGATCCCAAAGCGGAAATGTATAAACTTCCTTCAATGTTCGTGGGAGAATATGCTGAAAGAGATGCTGAGATTACATTAGCTGTGTGGCAAGAACTTAAAAAAGAAATTGCATCACAAAACTTACATTCAATTGTTGAATTAGAAACGGATGTTTTACCTTGTGTGGTAGAAATGAAATGGAAGGGAGTACGGATTAATGAAGATCAAGTCGCGATTATAGAACAAAAATATAAACAAACTTATGATGAGTGTTTAAAGTCTGTTAAAAAAGGAACAGGAATCTTCCCGGAGGTATGGGCGGCTCGTAGTATTGCTCAAGTATGTGAAAAATTAGGTATTAAAGATATGACAAGAACTAAAAAAACAGGTGCTCCTTCTTTTACCAAGAATTATTTATCCAATCATAAACACAGACTTATTAGAAATATCGCCACTGCGCGACAAATGGATAAATTAAGAAATACTTTTATAGAAACTCTCAAGAATTATGTTGTAAAAGGAAGAATCCACGCGGATATTAATCAATTAAGAGGAGATCAAGGAGGAACATTAACAGGAAGACTAAGTTATTCTCATCCTAATCTTCAACAACTTCCTAACTATAATGAATATGGAACTGGAATACGT